AAAATAATGGAAGCAGAACAACTTGATCCAACACCACACTACACCGTGTTGGACTCGTCGTGCTGGAACAAGACAGGATTCGGCCCATCGATTGCAGAAACAATGATGCGTGTTGGTGTTCGTTGGACACCTTCTGATCGCAACCGTGTCCAAGGCAAGATGGAGATACACCGCCGTCTTGCTGACGATCCCTACACAGAAGAACCACGACTACGTATCTTCTCCAGTTGCCAAAACATAATCAAGCAACTTGCTGGCATACCGCTCTCCAAGTCTAACAGCGAAGACGTAGATACAAAGTCCGAGGACCACGCATACGATGCTCTGCGATACATGCTGATGACACGCATGAGCGGGTACACATCAATACACAAACAACTTGGTGCAATCAAGAGTCAGGTGTATCAAGTCCAAGATGAGACCTTCGGATACTAGATGAGAAAAGATACCAAAAAATCCGTAGACAATTTTGAGTTTGTCTTTGATACTTTGTTTCCGGACGGTAAAATACCACCGTTCAAGGAGATTCAAGAGAAGGTCAATTCGGGCAGTCTTACTTATAGAGATGCCATGATTGCAAAGCTATACTCGAATGGTTCTCAGGCGATAGACGCTTTGACAAAACCAGAGGGTGCAGCGTTTAAGTCCGTAGAAAAAACAAATCCTAAAGCTCTAGAAAAGGCAGAAAGCTTTTACTCTGTCTTTGGTGCTGCAAAAAATCCGCAGCTTATGTCAGGCATACGCTCTGATATAACCAAGTTTTCTAACAAATTTCAAAACGCTCTCGATACACCTTTCACGGAAATACAGCAGGCCGTAGCTGGGGGTGCTAAGGGACTCAAGCCCCTACAAAAAGATGTAAGTGTTTTCGACAAAGTATTTAAAGATATAAAAGCAGGTAAGTCTGTAGAAGGCATGCAGGTGGGTGGAACCCGCATATTTAACAGCATTCCTGACGAACAAGCCCTCAAGGAGTTGTTGAGTGGTATAAAGAAAATACCTGACGACGAGTTGCGACAGGCCACGTATCTCGCTCTGATTGGATACCGGGGGACCGCTCTTCAGGGCATGTCCGCTTCCCTAGAGGCTGCTACAGAGGGCGAAGACATTTTTCCGTATTTCGACCCGGAAACGGAACAGATTGTAAAGCCCGACGTGAAAAAGCCGGGTAAGAAGCCTCTGCCCCCCACATCTAAGCCGGGTCCAGTAGCAGTTGATGTTCTCAAATTCAGAATGGCAAATGCCAGTGAGTTTGGAGAACTCTTTCCGAACACAACACGAGACGATATAGCAGCGGCTCTTAACGAACATGTATACCCCAATCTAAGTGAAGACACTGTTAGGAAGCTGGGACGCAGACCTAGCGGCTACACAGACATGCGTCGTTTCTTTGCATCCGCTGTTGCAAACTTGTTAGGCGATGTGAAACAGGCATCTGTCCTGATCGGTCACACGGCTGGTGCAGAAAGCCTAGAGGGTGAAATTGATAAGGTTCTTACCAATCACTACGCTCGTCTTACGAAGGCAACGGCCACCGCTCAAGACGTGCGACACAAGACGCTCTTTGCGTATGAATCTATTCTCGCACGACTTTTGGGCAAGAACACATCGAATGACTTGGCACAGTTTCTTGGGCTTCCCTTTGAAGAGGGGGTAACCGCAACTTACGCTGACGATGTTGATTTGCTAACAGGTGACGCTACAACTTCAGTTCGGACGGACAAGCAGCCGGAAACTCCTGAAGCAGCGGCAGCACGTAACGCAAAAAATATAGCTCTTGACAATGAGATTACTGCGGCCGCGCAGTTAAGTGCCGCCAGAACGCAAAGAGAATTGCAGGCTGAAACCGCAGCGTTAGCAGCAGGTGCAGACGAGTACGTGGCAAATGTTAAAACACAGGCCGCTGCAGAAGCACAAGCTGCAGAGGTGCAAGCTCAAGCAAAGGCCGATGTTAGAGCAGACAAAGAAAAAGCCACCTTTGACTCGCACTTTGATGCTCTCAAGGGACTAGGCAAAAAATTATCTTTAGCAGTAGGCACTGCATATAGCACCGCAAAACTTATGGCTCCCGGTATTTCTGATGCTGCAACAATCATTCCGGAAGCTGTCATTAGCAGAGCCACTGCGCCGCCCCTGCCCGAGGGAGAAGGGCCATTTGCTACCGCTCTGACTGATCCGTATGAAATAGCGGCTCTCAAAGGGTCGAAGTTTGCAGAAGATATGGGACTTCCCAGATCAGTAGGTGCGCTTGGTGCTGTTGCAGGAGAAGCTCTTACAGGAGGTGCCGTCTCTGATCCACAAGGCACACGAGAAAACTTGCAAAATTTAGGCATGCAGGTAGGCAGACTTTTTGGTCCCGGACCTCTTCGTATGTCAGGGGCGGATGCTTTTTCTCCCCAAGCACCAACTACAGGAGCTACGCAGGGACGTAACGCACCACGAATACGTATTCCAGATGCAGTAGAGCCTGCTACAGGAACTCTCTCTGCAGCCAACGCAAAAGAACGAGTCAACCTTGCCACACGAGCCGCAGAGCAGGGACAAGAAACTACAATGACAGGCTCATTTCTCAATAACCCCGAACCTAGATAAACGAGGATAGTTATGCAAAATCTAAACATGGGTGAAGCGTACATAATGAACGCGGACAAAGTATCCGTAGACGATCAGATGGGCGCAGACAAACTGTACCGTGAAGGTCTCGAATTTGACACTCGCGCTCAGACTGATGTTCTGACCGAAGACATGCCGAAGCAAATGACCAAAGGTGCAGTCGATCCTTCGCTGATGAAGATGGCTGAAGAACGCGACTACTAAGAGGTAAGTCGATATGGCTGACAACTTTCTGGAACCGGCTGACGATACAGCAGTTCCGCTCATGGACCCGGAAGAACAACTCCCGGGCCTAGCGGCGTATGTGAAGCATAAATTTGAAGACTCGGAAAACGGGCGTTTCTCGTACGAACAGCGATGGCTGCAGTCGTATAAGAACTTTCGTGGCATCTACGATTCCACTACACAGTATCGTGACTCCGAACGATCCAAGGTGTTCATCAAGATCACCAAAACAAAAGTGCTTGCAGCATACGGCCAGATCGTTGATATTCTGTTTGCTAACAAGAAATTTCCGATGGTTGTCGAGCCGACTCCGGTGCCAGAGGGTATCGCAGAGTTTGCACACTTGCAGACCCCACTAGATCAGGTAATAGAAGACCCCTACGGCTTCGCTGGAGACGGCAGAGAACTACCCATGGGGGCCACCCAAGCAACACCGGCTATGGACTTTCTCGGTGGCTTAGAGGGCCGTTACGAGAACACACAGATCAGACCCGGACCATCGTTGATGGGAGAACCTCAAATTAGCCCAGCCCAAAAGGCTGCGTTGAATATGGAGAAACAAATCCATGACCAACTCCTTGACACAAGCGCTGTTAATGTTCTTCGATCTTCTATATTTGAATCCGCACTTCTGGGAACTGGTGTTGTAAAAGGACCGTTCAACCACTACAAACGCATCCACAAGTGGGAAGATGGCCCTGATGGTCGCACGTACTCTCCCTATGAAAAGGTTGTTCCACGCATCGAATATGTTTCTGCATGGGACTTTCATCCTGATCCTTCCGCTACTACGATAGATGATTGCGAATACGTAATCCAACGTCACCGCATGAATCGTTCGCAGTTCCGTAGTCTGATTGCACAGCCCTTCTTTTACAAGGATGCAATCGAAGAGTGCCTTGCAAAGGGACCAAACTACGAAGACAAGTATTACGAAGATACCATTCGCGAAGATGAGACTGAACCGTACTATCAGAACAATCGCTTTGAGGTTCTGGAATACTGGGGTGTTCTTGACGGCAAGATGGCTGAAGAGTCTGGACTTGACGTTGCAGAACAAATGGACGAGTTCGATCAGGTTCAAGTCAACGTCTGGGTGTGCGGCACAATGGTGCTGCGTTGCGTTCTGAATCCGTTTACACCTGCACGCATCCCGTATCAAGTGTTTCCGTACGAGATCAACCCTTATCAGATTTGGGGTGTTGGCGTAGCAGAAAACATGGAAGACGCACAGATGCTGATGAACGGTCACGTTCGTATGGCAATTGACAACCTCGCCCTTGCTGGTAACCTCGTCTTCGATGTCGACGAGGCGAGTCTCGTGCCGGGACAGAACATGGACATCTTCCCCGGCAAGATATTCCGGCGTCAGTCAGGTGTTACGGGCACAGCAATCAACGGCCTCAAGTTCCCTAACACAGCGCCTGAAAACATACAGATGTATCAGATCAGTCGTCAGCTTGCGGACGAAGAGACAGGTTTACCGTCCATCATGCACGGACAGACAGGCGTGACGGGCACGGGCCGTACAGCGTCTGGTCTTTCTATGCTACTTGGCGGTGCAAGTCTGTCTCTCAAAACGGTCATCAAGAACATCGACGATCAGCTTCTGAAGCCGTTAGGCGAGGCATACTTCCAGTGGAACATGCAGTTCAACACGGATGCGCCCACAATCGAGGGCGATCTAGAGATCAAGCCTCGCGGTGTAGCAGCCGTCATGCAGAAGGAAGTGCGTAGTCAACGACTCACCACGCTGCTTCAGACCGTATCGAACCCGATGCTGGCACCGTTTATCAAGATTCCAAACCTGATGCGAGAGCTTGCTATTGCACAGGACATTGATCCAGACAGCCTCGTCAACGATGTTAGCGAGGCACAAAT